ATAATGGTCCAAGTTTTTAAATATATAAATATAACTATATAAATATTGAAAACAACCGTATTATGAATCATATAATTTAAACCGAGAGGACAAATATGGCACTATTTACACCATCACAATCACCTGCGGTTGTTGTAAAAGAAGTAGATGCAACGGGCGGAGTACCCAATGTACAAACTTCAACTGGAGCAATTGTAGGAAATTTTAGATGGGGTCCGGTAGGTCAAAGAACGTTAGTATCAAACGAAGCTGGTTTGATTGAAACGTTTTCTACACCCGACACCACATCAACTATAGATTTTCATAACGCATCTATGTTTTTGCGTTATTCAAATTCACTACAAGTAGTTAGACAGGCAACGTCTGCTGCTAAAACATCAACATCTGGAACAAGACAAGCTTCTGGACGAGGACCTGGAGCAGCTGGATATGCAACTCCAGACGTCGATAATAAAACTTCATTTGATGCTACATTATCTGCGTTAGATTCTGATGGACATACGTTTATCGGAAGATTTCCTGGAGCACTAGGTAATTCTTTACAAGTTTCTATATGTCCTCCTAATGGTACAGCTTTTAATAACTGGTCTTACAAGTCATCGTTTGACGCGTCACCAGGTTCATCATCAGTTGACTCAGCTTTAGGTGGAACTAATACTGAAATTCACTTAGCTGTTATCGATAAAAATGGAGAATTTACTGGAACTAAAGGCACAGTACTAGAAACTTATCCATTTATTTCAACAGCATCAAACTCAAAAAATACTGACGGATCTACTAACTTCGCAAAAGATGTTGTTAATGAAAGATCTGAATATGTTTACTTAGTAGGCTTTGATTCAGATTTTACTGCAGGTCTTGCCGGTACTGCAATGACAGCAGTTCAAAGAACTTATAATGCCGGCATATCATCTGCTGTAGATTATAATTTTGATAGTGGAGTTAACTCTGCTGCGTTAGGAACTGCAGAAGTTGCATTAGGTCACGATCTCTTTGAAGACGAAGAAGCCGTAGAAGTAGATTTCTTAATCGCTCCTGGCATGTCTTCTCGAGCAGATCAAACTACTGTCACTAACGATCTGGTAGCAAATGCTATAGCTAGAAAAGATTGTATAGCTGTTTCATCACCAGCTAGATCTGACGTTGTTAATGTCACATCAGAAGCTACAGCTACTACTAATATCGAAACTACTGCAGCAACATTTACTAAATCATCATATTTAGTTATGGACGGCAATTATTTGAAAGTTTATGATAAGTTTAATGACCAATTTATTCAGGTTCCAGCATCACCATCAACTGCCGGACTTATGGCTGAAACCGATAGAGTTTCTGCTCCATGGTTCTCACCTGCAGGAACAAGAAGAGGTCAATATCTTGGAGTAACTGGAATTGATTATAATCCAAATAAAACACGAAGAGATACATTATATAAAGCTGGAGTAAATCCAGTTGTTAATATATCTGGATCTGGTGTATGTTTATTTGGTGATAAGACGGCATTGCAGAGACCTTCAGCCTTTGATCGTATTAATGTTCGAAGATTATTCTTAACACTTGAAAGAGCAATTGCTCAAGCTGCTAAGAACGTAATGTTTGAATTTAACGATGAATTTACAAGAGCTGAATTTGTAAACGTTATAGAACCAGTACTTAGAGATGTGAAAGCCCGAAGGGGTATTACTGATTTTAGAATAATAGCAGATGAAACTGTTAACACTTCTGAAGTTGTTGATCGAAATGAATTTATAGCTAATATCTTTATTAAACCAGCACGTTCAATTAACTACGTAACTCTTAATTTCGTAGCAGTTAGAACAGGTGTTGATTTTACTGAAGTTGTTGGCTCAGCTGGCGTTTAGGAGGTAAAGAATGGCACTAGGAAGCATAGATCAATTTAAAGCTAGATTAACTGGCGGTGGAGCTCGAGCCAATCTGTTTCAAGTTAACATCAATAATCCAAGAGGTGGATTAGGTGTTGATGTAGATCCAGATCTTTCATCTTTTCTCTGTGAAGCAGCTCAATTGCCAGCCTCAAGTGTAGGACAAATTATCGTACCTTACAGAGGTAGACAGTTAAAAATTGCTGGAGATAGAACATTCGAAGAATGGACTGTAACTATCATTAACGATGTTGAGTTTAAACTAAGGAATGAATTTGAAAAATGGATGAATGCCATATCAAATCATGCCGATATTGGTGGTACTCAAAATCCAGAATTGTATTTTACTGATTTAACTGTTAAACAATTTGACAGAGATGAGTCTGTAAAGAAAACATATCATTTTAAAGATGCTTGGCCTGTTAATGTTAGCGCTATCGATCTTTCTTATGGTGATGTTGATACGATTGAAAGATTTACAGTAACTTGGGCATACCAGTACTGGACATCTAATACTACAGATGGCGTCACTACAGCAGCTTAACAGCTTTAATAAATAAGATATAGGGAGGGCCAATAAAGGCCCTCTCTGTTAAGGAAAGATTATAATGGCAGACGATTCAAGAGGCTTTAGATTATTTGGATTCGAATTAAGAAGATCTCCTACCGAAGATCCAAATAAAAAACCATCAATAGTTCCAGCAAAGGACGATGATGGAGCAGGTTATGTTACTGCTTCAGGTTCACACTATGGACAATATATTAATTTAGATGGCGATGACTCTAAAGATAATGCTCAATTAATTATGAAATATCGTGGAACAGCAATGCATCCAGAATGTGATGCTGCTATTGAAGATATTGTTAATGAAACTATTGTTTCTACATCTGAAGCCGGTGAACAATCGGTTGATATAGAATTAGAAAATCTTAAAGTTAGCGATGGAATTAAAAAACAAATAAAAGAAGAATTCGATAATATCATTTCTATGTTAGATTTTAATGAATCTGGTCATGATATTTTTAAAAGATGGTATATTGATGGACGATTATATCATCATTTAGTAGTTAATGAATCCCAACTTAAATTGGGAATACAAGAAATACGTCCAATAGATTCATCAAAAATTAGAAAAGTAAAACAAGTTCAGAAGAAAAAAGATCCAGAGACTGGAGCTCAGCTTATTGAAAAAGTTGATGAATACTACATTTATCAAGATAAACCTGGTGAAAGAACAGCCGGAGTTAAATTAAGTTTAGACTCTGTTAGTTATATAACTTCTGGATTATTAGATGAAACTCGAAAGAAAGTTTTAGGTTATTTACATAAAGCATTAAAGCCATTGAATCAGTTAAGAATGATGGAAGATTCGTTGGTAATTTATCGTCTCGCACGTGCGCCTGAGAGAAGAATATTTTATATAGACGTCGGTAACTTACCACGTGGTAAAGCTGAAGGATATATGAAAGATATTATGGCAAGATATCGTAATAAGTTAGTTTACGATGCTAAGACCGGTGAAATTCGAGATGATAGAAAACATATGTCAATGCTCGAAGACTTTTGGCTTCCACGAAGAGAAGGAGGTCGAGGTACTGAAATTTCTACTCTTCCTGGTGGAGATAATTTAGGTCAAATAGATGATATAGTTTATTTTCAAAAGAAATTATACAAAGCTCTTAATGTTCCAATTAATCGATTAGAACAAGAAGCACAGTTCAGTCTTGGTAGATCTTCAGAAATAACTAGAGATGAACTTAAATTTCAGAAATTTGTAGCTAGATTAAGAACTAGATTCGGAAAATTTTTTACTGATCTATTAAAAACTCAGTTAATATTAAAAGGTATTATTACTGAAGATGATTGGCAAGATATGAAAAATGATATTATAGTTGATTATTTAAAAGATAATCATTTTTCAGAATTAAAAGAATCAGAACTTTTAAGAGAAAGAGTCCAAACATTAGATCAAGTATCTCAATATGTTGGAACTTATTTTAGTCGTGACTGGGTAATGAAAAACGTATTACAGTTTAGCGATGAAGAAATTGAAAAAATGGCAGATGATGCTAAAGACGAATCTGATCAAATGGGAGATCAAGAAGAAGAAATGCCTCCTCAAAATGAAGAGGAAGTGCAAAAAGATTCTGACTTATCTATTGATGAAAATATTGTAAGGGAATTAGAAAGTGAAGTAAAACTAAAAGAATTAGAAGTTTTAGAAAACATCAATAACTCATTGAAAAAGTAGTAATTATGTCTAAGATTATTAATGAAGCTCTCATAGCATTACATATAAAAGAGCTAAAAGAAGAAATAGCTCGTCTCAAAAAATCTCAAGGAAAAGTTGGAGAAAAAGGTGACATCGGTGATCCGGGTCCTATTGGTTTACGCGGTCAAAAAGGTGAAAAGGGCGATAAGGGTATTAAAGGAGATATCGGTCCTCAAGGTCCTATCGGTGAAAGTATTACTGGATTACAAGGAGATCCAGGAGAAAGAGGTCTAAGAGGTTATATTGGACCTATAGGCGAGACTGGTCCTCAAGGTGAACGTGGACCTGAAGGTGTTCAAGGTGAACAAGGAATTCCTGGATTTATTGGAGAACAAGGTCCAATTGGTCCGATAGGACCAGAAGGCTCAGAAGGACCTCAAGGTAAAAGAGGATTTATAGGTGAACAGGGACCTCAAGGAGAAAGAGGATTTCCTGGATTTGAGGGGCAACAAGGCGAGATTGGAGAACCAGGACCCGAAGGACGCCCAGGAGAAAGAGGCCCTAAAGGTGAACAAGGTGAAAGAGGTTTTACTGGAGCTCAAGGGCCTGAAGGTAGATCATTAACAACAGAAGATGTTGAACCATTATTAGCAAATAAATTAAATTTATATCAAAAAAATTATGATAGATTTGTAAGTAATGTTAATAGATCATTGTCATCACTTGGAGGAGGTGGTGAAACTAAACTTAAACGT